CTATTGGTTAGGCATCTCATCAATCATATCCCCCTTGATTTGATAGACGCTTTGCCACCCCGTAACCGAGCAGGGTTTTCTCGTCTCTCCTGAGAATTTCCGCACGGTTTCGGGGTTTTTCTTTTTTCTGTCCATGCTGTTGAGCGTTTGCTCAAGTCGGCTTCACATTCGAGACATAGACCAAAGGTCGCCGCCGTTTGATCCATCGGCACAGAGCAGCCGCAGCCGGCGCAGAGGAACAGCGTGTTCATCGGGTTGTCCTCAGGGGGAGATATAAAGCACGGTCCCACAGTTCCAGCTTGTTGCCGAAGTGCAGGACCAGGGACGGTTGCAAGGCTGTTTGCATGTAGCGGGCGCCGTCCAGCCACGCGCATTCAGTGCCGCGTTGCGGGCCGCGAACCGCGATCACCGAGCCGCGACGGATGCCACAGGCGCAGATCGGGAAACTGTCCGGGCAACCCCACTGCAGGACCGGAACCACGAACACGCCGTATTCCTGCCAGTAGGTGGTCAGCACCCGGGAACGCCAAATCTGGTATTGCACCAGTTCCAGCGGGAAGTCCTGATCAATGGTGAAGTCCGGCGCGGTCACAATCCCGGCGTCCAGGACCTTGGCCAAGCCCTGGCCGAACCTGCGCCAGAGGTGTTCAAGCCGCCAGTCGTCAACAAAGCAGTGTCGGGCGTCGGCAGTGCCGCCGGAACCGAACCGGCCCCAGCGGTAGGCCTGCCAGGGGAGCGCGTCCGGGCAGAAGACGGAAAACTGATGATTAAAGAAAAGTTTCACCGGCGGCAGGCCGACCTTGAACCGGTAGCTACTCCTTGACGTACCAGTAGGGCGTTTTTCCGGTGCGCCGTTCAAACTCTTGGGCGGCTTCAAAGTTAAGAGCTTCTTTGCCGGGGCTTTCCCACCCCTGGGCAGAATCATGTTTTTTGGACGACATGACGCCGTATCTGTGCAATCGATCATCGGAAAGCTCCTTGATGAAATCCCATCGACCTTGGGTGTATTTGTTGCGTGACCTGCCGCCCATGGTTGGCGTACCTCGTAACGTTCATTTGAGCCGTGTTCGTTCATATGTTTCCTGCTGCGCAGAACTGCATGCAACGGCGGGGCGTAGTGCCGGGCTGGTTGCCAGCAAGGGGACGAAAAATCGGCCGCTGAGCTAGATGGCCGCTTACCCGATTTTTCGTTTCGGTAGCCCTGGGGTTGCCTGCGCTCTGGCGCAGAACAACAGACAACTGCGCCGCGTCATTCCGGCCGCCGCGTCGCGGCCGTGTTTTCGGTGTGCGTCAGCTTTTGTTGTTGGCGGCAGCCGCTTTGCTGGCCAATTGGTCCGCAAGCCTCTTGAAGATATTGACGAACCAGGGGGCGGCGCCCTGATTGAGCCATCAGTGAAACACAGGCGCAGGCAGCGGCAAGGCGCTGTACAGGCGTATTCATTTGGCCTGCTCTTGCTGGATGATTGCAGGCTTGTCCTCTTTCTTGGCCACTTGGCGAAAGGCCTCATCGCCGCACTGACAACGAAAATGATCTTGAAAGGGTTGAAACTCTTGGCCGATGCATTCAAACTTGAACAGAGAGCCGCGTTCGCTGCAGGACCTTTCGCAAAGAGCAAGATACTGACCGCAAGTTTTTGCATTGCGATGTCTGAGCGGCGCATCAGTGGAAGAAATTCGCGGAACAACGTAACCTTGCGGGGTGAATCCATACCCCCTGTCTGTATTGGATTGGCTAGGGACTGGCGGCAAATTGGGGGCTGTTTCTTCGCCGTGGGCTTGATTCAGGTAAAAGCCGAAGCACGCGAAAGAAAGAAAAACGCAAAGGGCGTAGAGCGTAATTTTCATGGCAGTATCCTTTTCAAGAGCGTGAGAAAGAAGCAGTGAGCAGCTGGAGACGCAGAGACAACCACAGCCGTAAGGACGGGACCAGTTCCCGCAAATACAGGCGGAGGTAGGCCACAGGATCAACGAGGCGCAGCTTGCCGGCGTGGACGAAGAAGAGCGCCGCCGGGTTGTAGTGCGGTTTCAAGCTCATGATGACATAGCCGCCATGCAGGCCGGCGTAGTAATCCAGGGAAGAAACCATCAGAACAACATAGTCGCCGGTAGGAACCGGAGGGGATTCATCGTCCGGTTGAATCTGGCGTTTGAAGCACAGAAGGTCGCCGCGAGCAAAGCCCGTGTTGTGGCGAATGTCATAGGTGCGCCGAAGGGTGGCGATCTCGTCAAAGACGGCTGCAGGGGTGTCGAGATGATGAATTTTCATGTCAGTAGCGAGAAAAGACCGTGCCGGGTTCAGGCCGGGGTTGATACATGGGAACAGTGAGTTTCCGAGGGGAAGCAGGAGGGACAGATTGCAGACGCGGCTCGTTGCGCTGATGTTCCAGGGGCGGCGGTTCAGCGGCAAAGCTGAACATCTCGAACGAATCGTACAGATCGGCGATCTTCTTGTTCAACGGCTGCACCCAGGTTTTGGCCTTCATGGCCTTGCCGGAACCCATGTTGGCATACTGGCGAATACCGAGAAAGCAGGGGTACGGCGAGAGCTTGATGGAAAGGAACGGCACCGGCAGTTTCACGCGGGTGAAGTTGCGAAAAAAGGTTTCGTATTCCACAAGAAACCGAATCTGTTTGTCGATCATCTCGATATTGTGGGCGATCAGGATGAAATCGAGCTTCATCTTGCGATGCTGGGTGAAGATTTCGAGAAAATCAGAGTTTTTGCCCCAATTGCGGGAATTGAAATAGAATTGGCATTCATCGAGGATAATCAGGGCCTTGCCTTCCCGCTGCTCGGTGAACTTGCCGCGAACAAGGCCGGGGGTGATTGCGGAGAGTTGATAGATGGATTGGGTTGAACCGAGGAAGAAGCAACGGGACGTCACATCGTCGATGAACTGTTTCCGGGTTTTCCTGCCGATCTTGATTTGAAAGGAACGATCCGCGAGGCGTTCGGCCCAATCGGCAACAAAACGAAAGTTGGTGGCCAGCACGCCGCCGTCAAGCAGATGCATGATGCCGTCATAGAGGGCCGTACAGGACTTGCCCGAGCCGGGAACGCCGCAATAGAGGTCGATCATTTGGCGATCCTCACCAGGCGCAGGAGCGGCCCCCAGATGAAGACAATGCCCATGTTGACCACGATGATGCTCAAGCAGACGATGAAGTGATCAACCGGGAAAATCCAATTGAGGAAAGGAACCACCGGATTGCTGCCGAAAAAGACGCTCGGAACCGGGATCGTATAGTCAGGCAACAGGCTGGCGATCCAGTCGATGAACCCCAGGAATATTTGGGTGATGATGTCGGTGAGCCACCAAAATAAATTCTTGAGCGCGAGAACAATAAGCTCGCCGAGCTTTTCGAGTGAAAACGACATGTCATTTCCCCCTGAGATCAATGCCGACATAAAGATAAATCAGCATAATCATGGTTGATAAAGTGATGCCCAAAGCAAAGATGGAACGAATCATCTTGGCAATGTCGTCAAATGATGAAAGGTCAATGGTCACGGAATGACCGTAAATTGTGTAATAATAGACAGGAGCCGCGCCGGAACCTTTGAAGTCAAAATAGATAGAGCCGATGGTGGTTCTTAAAGAGAATGGAAATTTTGAGGCAAGTTGGGAATAATGCGAACCAAACGAGTCATAATTATAGGAGCCTTCAACGTATTCATAGGAGCCGGTAAAGCCGCCGGTTCCGTCGTCAGAAACACCGGTGACCGAACCGCCGCCGGTTGTTGAATCGCCCTCACCGTAATAGTTGTTGGTCGTTGTTTCGGATTGATCAATGGTAACGCCGAGTTCATCCCAATCGTCGGCAACTTCCCATGTTCCATTGTTGAGACATTCGCACACCATGTGTTTATTCTCAGAACAGCCAAAGCTTTTTACGTTGGTGGCTGCACCGCAAGAACTGTTGCATTTGGTGCGGAGTTCATCACAGGTTTTATCAAGGTCAAGATAAGGGGCGTCAGCGGCTTTTTGTTCGGTGGGGTAAGCCTGCGCTTCTCCATTTGCTTCAACATCCTCAATTTTTTCTAAAATTTCTGGTTCGCCGTCTGTAATGTTGCAAACTGCTTTCGAGCATTGGTCCAATGATTCAACTGGATTGCATTTCATGGTGTAGACAGGTTCAGCTTTTGAAAGTCCGGCGAACCTTCCGCCACCTTTGATAAATTCCTTTTCATCGATATACGAGGCCATGCCGACGGCATAAACAAGGCCGGGGAATTTATCCGGATAATTGTATTTTTTGTCTATGGTGACGAGATCGTTCGTCTTGTCTGTTGGGCTGTAGCTATAAATCGTCGCGACGGTTGTTCCATCGTTGAGTTCGTAATAGCCGCGAACATACTTTGTTGGGCCGACTGTTGAATCGTTGGGAGCATCGTCGCAAACATCACAAAGACCGTCTGAATCAGAATCAGCACAATTAACGGGAAGCGTAGCGCATCCAGACGAATAGTCAGTATTGGGTGTCCATTCAGAACCACCCATATGATATTTTGCATACAACTCCTGGCCATGTACGGGAGTAACATAAAGTTGAAGCTGGGTGTTATCTTTGTGCCAAGAGTAAATCCCTGTTGAAGTATTTTTAGTCCATCTCCAAACGTGAAAACTAACTCTCCAAGCGCCTTCCATCCAATAAGGTTCAGTCTGTGTAAAATTTCCACAGGAATTAAAGGTAATTTTAAAAGTCGTTCCGTACCAATTTGAATTATAGGCCTCATAAACATTTACAATTGCACAAGTGTCATCGCTGCATTTCGTGGGTTGAACAGCCGTACCGGCATAGCAATGTAAAGCAATGGAAAAAACAAGAACAAGTCCAAGCAGAAAGAATAAGAAATTTTTCATGAATCCGAACCGTCAGGCAGAGGCCGCATGAAAGAAGCCGGGAGCCCCGAAGGACTCCCGGCGGTTGGATTAGTGGCTACGGATCAGCATTTTGAAAAAGCCGATTCCGACAACAACACCAAGAATGGTGCCCCATACCGGAAGGCCGGCGGTTAATGCGGTGGAAAGCTGGCCTGTGATGCTGGTTACTGCGTCGGCGTAAGAAACAGTCATTTTCGCGTTCTCCTTATGGTTTTTAATATGCCCTGTGATTGTAGGTAAAAAGGCCGCGGAAAAAATTCCACACGTAGACTGATGAATACGTCAGCAGCCAGGTGAAAAGCCCGAGGCTTAAACCGCCGGCAAAGAGCGTCATATTGAGCGCCATTCTATGACCTCCAGGTAACGGCGATTATCAAAGCGATGCTGAGCCCTAGGGCAAAGGACGTCGCATCGACTATGAACGTCTGAGTTGTGGTGAGCAGATTGATGATGGTTTCCGCTTGTTCGCTTGTCATGGCGGCCACGTCCAAAACCAACAGCCCCGCCGTTAAAGGCCCGGCTCGTCCCCTGCGACTGCGCGCGGGGCCGAGTCCGTTCCTTCATCGGCTCGGTGGGAGAAACAGGGTTCGACGATGGAGCGCCGAACGATATTGATCAGGCCTGAAACAACATCAAGCGTGATCGCCCCAACAACTCCGCCGACAAAGGCGGCGGCTACCATTTCGCTATTCATTTCACGGCCCAAAGGTAATGGGGGTAATGCCATTTGCCCTTGGCGTCTTTCCAGGGGCGGCACTGGACCTCGACTTCAATGGTCAAGTCCTCGTTGGGTCCGCCCAGCTTGGAACGGGCCAT